TCTATCAAACGACAAAGATCGTCTCTACCAAGCGCGGCACTTGCTGGCGTATAAGGTTTACGTACAAGAGCTGCGTCTGTTGTCAATGTTGTAAGATTCGTATTCCACAACTTGTCCAAGCCCTCATGCAACAACACATTACGCGCATAAATCTTGCGTCGTGTGTTATTAGGATAAAGAACCTCACCTTCAATTGAGCTTGAGATTTTCCCTTTAACCTCAAACTCGACGTTGTGTTCTTTAACAGGTGTGTATATTGTAACCATTATGGCACCGCAAGTTCAACACCAACAACTGATGGAGCATACGCAAAATGCTCAACATCTAATGTCGTTATAATCAATACATCATCAACCGCAACAGAAACAATTGATGGTACATACTCAAAATGTTCAGGATCGAGGATACTTTCTTTCACGATATCAACAAGATCGATAAACAAGGGTGTAACCTCGTCCACCTGAATTTCACCGATAGCATCATAAAATACGTTGACGCTTTCAAGAATTATGCCAACAATAGATGGAACATAAGCGAAATTCTCAGGATCTAGTATTGATTTCTTTACAATTTCAGTTAGATCGACATAAGCCCTGGGACTATAAGTAAATTGCTCTGCCTTCAAAAGTGCTGGAAATAGCAGCGTTGAATAAACTACAATATTGTATCGTCCTGTAACGACATTTCGCTCAAGCATCGCAAGATGCAAGCGAAGATCAGTGCCACGATACACTTCTTCCAGAAATCTTGCACCCACGCCATTAATGGGCGTAAGATATTCTGTTTGATAACGATCGCGCTGCTGTCTATATACTACACAATTCTCTGTGTCTGAAATATAAAACACCTGCACGTCAGAGTTTGGAATGTCAAACGGATCATCAAGCAATACTCTTGGATTACGGCCCGGCCCGAAATACTGAACAGTAAAGGCTGGAATAGTCGGGTCGTAATAATAGATGTAAAGTTGATGAGGCTCACGCTCAATCCCAACAACAGGATCACCATTCTGTGTGAAAGCCAGATCAATCTCGACAACATCACTAAAACCAAGATCAATCAGCTCTATCTCATCGACGTAGTCTGTTCCCTCGTCATTGACCTTCGCAAGCAACAGCTTCGATTCAACGACACGAGCACGCCAAACACGAGCAAGCAAACCTTGCGATGGATCTTGCAACTCAATCGGACCAATCTCAGTGTCGGTCAGATAGTCGAATGAGATCGAATCAGGCCGCTTATGTGTTGATGCACGAGTTTTATCAAAGCCGATTGCATCAAACTCATGCTCAAATTCTGCTCTAATCGGTGGCGTCGAAAACAAGCCACCAGTAGGTTCATCCTGAAAATCAGCCATTACCAACCATAGTCGTTGCGAATTACTTCAAGCCCCGCTGTCTGTGTGTTTGCTCGCTCCTCCTTAGCTTGTGTGGGCGTGATGGTACGAATCAGTGATGCCTGCACAGCCTTGAAATATTGTGAGCGTTGGAGATCGCCATTTGATTCTGCCATTGCTCGCCACAACGCACCGTAACCAATAATTTCATGCCATACGCGAGGGATTTCAGGTACCGCATTGCTCTGTGCAATATCAGCCAACGTAACCAAACGTCGCATAGTAATAACGTATGCAGCATCTGGCGTCGGCCAGAGACGCACAAAGCAATTCTCTCGCGTATACTCTACCGGAATCCCATACGCATCTTCTGTGTTTACAAACTTGTCGTCGTAAGTCTCGGGAGTAATCTGCTCAAGCTGCTCATGCTTGAGGTGATCCGGTTCCTCAATCGCCAATCCAAGCAGTGCCTCAAAGGGCTGCGGAATGTCATAGCGATTCACACCTGCAATCGTGCTGAATGTCGCACGTCGCTCTTTCTCGCGGAAGGGAAACTTATCTTGAATTTCCCAGTACGCGCGATTTAAATAAAGGTCGATCTCCTCACGCGGCAGTTCTGGATCATCATCGGAGTCCATGCCACAAGCCTTCCAAACCATGCGCCGAAGCGCGACGATATCAAGACTCACGCTATCTTCTCCGCAAAGACGCTGATGTGATCTTCTGAACCACGTGATTCAAACTTCAAGCGTACATTAGTACGATCAGTGAACACGATTATATCCTCATGCGGTACTAGCAGAACAGGGTCATTATCGATATGAAGGCGCAGAATCGAATCCTTGATCCCTTCCGAGATAATGCGCCACTGTCCTGCTAGTAACCGCACTTCAGGTCCACCACGCGAGACACGAGGATTTGCTCCGGTTAAAAGAGCTACACGCATAATTGAGAACCCCCTCTCGTTTAACTCGTCGGATACCCAGTGCGACCCGTAGCCGACTGGCTCCAGATCACGAGTAGCAGCATACCAGTGGTATCAGTGCCACCAGTGTTATTGATGGTGTCCTCGTCAACGATCTCGAACTCATCAACAAGGTTGGCACCTTCTGCCGACACGTCCTGCACAATCAGAAGCTCGTCACCCGGATAAATACCAGCGAGAGTAAGATCGCCAGCAGCGTCTCCGGCAATAGTCGCTGACTGAAGATTCAGGTCAGGACCATGAGAACTTCCTTCTCCCCACTTACCAATCTTTGCCATGAGCGCCCCCTTAAGTGGGATTAGCGCCCCACCACCCCTTCCAGTCAACGAACCAGACGAGGAAGCGGGTAGAAGCCTTATACTTCGCGGCGTCCGTCTCGAAGTCGAACGTATCATCAAACTCGGTACGACGACGAATCACCATGTGAGCGTCGTTATACTTCGAGTCGATGAGGAAGTAAGACCGCGGGTTGGACTTGTAGTGCGAAATAACCAGCTTCGGATTCGGCATACGACGCCGAGTCACGTTGTCCGTATTGTTAGCCGTGAACGGCTCCATCGTCGAGTTCCAAATCGCCAGTGCAGTGTTAACATCACCAGCGTTGTTCCCGATAACGAGCGTGTCCGGCCACATACGGACAGGATCACCGTTCTCGTCCACCTGTGTCTGAGCGAGATCGAAGATCGCCGTCAGACCAGCGATGGAGAATGCGATGTCCGACGACGGACGGTTCGCAACGGTGCGGCTGCTATTGAGCAGCGTGTGTGCCGTGTGAATCAGCGGCAGGTTGTCGATACCACGGAAGAAGTTTCCGGTGAAGGCATCGTCGAGCAGTGCAGCAGCACGATACTCATACGTCAGGCGCGCAGCATGGGCAAGCCACTTCGCACCCTGATTTGCCTTGCCGTACTTGTCATCCTCAACGGTACGACGTGTGATAATGAAACCCGCAGCAAACTCACGATCGACACCCACAACCTTCGGACCCATCTTCGGATCGAAGTAGGTGATAGGCTCACCATCACCACGCTCAACCAGTCGATTGAGGCCAGTCATGATAGTGGCCTGCTGCTCAGGCTCCGTTGTGGTGCTCACCCGCAGGAAATCATCATACTCCGTCTCCCACTGATCGTAGGTATCACGGAAGTCTCGACGAAGACCAGGACGAAAGAGCAAGTTGAATGCGCCTTGTACGACCATTGCATCCTCTCGCGTTTAGTGAATAAACCTGTTACGGCCGCGCCAGTACGGCCTCCAGAAACTTGAACTCGAACAGGTTGAGCTCGGGATAAATATCCGTGATCTCCACGACGACATTTGAGGTGTCAGCCATGTCAATCACCCAATCATTCCCAACCTTTGCGACACCGTACTGCTCACCGACGTGAGTCTGGAGAGGCGCCACGGGATCGGTAGCACCATTTACGGCACGACCGTGGAAGCGCGTGCGACGGTTTGCTATGGCAACAGAAACCTCCTGTGCCACACCTGTGCGCGCGACGACATCCGAATCGTTTGCTACACTGAAACCGGGACCAGTGCCAGCACCCTGAAGCGCAACACCAAGAACCGCAGCCGGATCAGCACCACACTCAACGATGACACCATCCGTGTTATCCACGACAAGGGCACCATCCTTGAACGACTGGCCGTTAGCATACGGAAACACCTGCACTTCAGGCACCGAGTCACCGCCAGTTCCGGCCTTGGAAGTCTGGAATCGACGACCCATCTGTTAACTCCCTTGCGTTTGAATGTCCACTTGCCGAAGAGCCTCGGCAATCGCATCACGATCCACAGAATGTGTAACAGAGTCGGCGAAAGGTTTGATTTCGCCTTCCGTGTCACGCAGCGTGTTCGCAATTAGTTCGCGATCCTCCTTAGCTTCCTTCGGTGCGTTGAGACGATAGAACTGCTCGTGACGAATTTCATCGATCACCTCTTTGACCTCACGAGGACAGATCATATGAATTACGTCAGCGACTACTGCTGAGCTTGTCCCGTCGCTGTGTAGTGCGCGCTTGGGTGCAAACTCGTGATCAATCTGGAAACCAAGCGTCTGCATACGCGCAATCTCCAGAGGGTCATTCCTCACCCACTCACCGTGTACGTCAGCGGGTAGAGGAACCATCATGCGGTCGTGTACCATACCGCGTTCGAGAACCTGCACCAGTCGGGCCTTCATCTCAGCCTTAGACTGGCCGGGCTTGACTACAGACTGTGCGTACTGAGGATGCTCCTCTTTACGATCAGACTCACTCTTGATCGGAGTCGAAGCTGCTGAGGTCTTAACAACTACCTCGTCGCGTTCCTTGCTCACTTGGCACCTGCCTTGCCGATGTCAGAATCAATCACCTTATTAGCAGGTGTCTCAAGCCACTTGAGATAGTCTGCCTCTGACATACCAGCCTCACGAGCCAGACGCTTCTCAAGCTCTGTCAACTTGCGTGTAGTTGTCGGAGCCTGTGCACCTGGGCGAGGTGCTCCAGAGGGTCGCATATACGGCGGATTCGGCACGGTTGCTCCTTGCTGAGTAGTAGGACGAGGCTGCTGATGCTGTGCAAACTGTGGTGTTGGCGCAGGCGCGGGCTGATGGCCACCGTTACTTCCGGGGAGAGCACCCAGTGACATCAGACCCGCAACCTGCACCAGTGCGGCCTGCATATTCTGCTCTGTCTTGTCGGCCTGCGACATGATCTGATCCAGCGCTGCAACAGCGTCAGGATTCTGGAAAATAGCTGCAAACTGAGGCATAACACTGAAACGACTCTTGAGCTTATCGTACTCAGTGTTACCCTTTAGCTGCGCCACAAACTCCCGTAGCGGTGCGATAGCAGTAGCAAGCTCCTGATTAATCGCCTCACGCATTGTGTTGTACGGGTCCGAATAGAAACGCTGCTTCAACTCCTCAGGATCAGGCGTCGGCTCAGGCGCCGTTGGTTGAGACTGACGATTGATAGTCTCCTGAATGATTCGATTCTGCTCACGAACCTGTTCTTCCAGAAGTCGCACATACTCAGGAGATGGACCTGGCTGTACCTGAGGCGAATCAATAGGACCATCCTGCGGGTCCTGATTCGTCTCCTCCAACTCCTCCGTCGGGGGCTGATCCCCACCCATCTGCGTAGGATCGTCCAACTGAGGATCGTCCTGATTCTGCATCTCCCGCTCGCTGCGAATTCGTGTTTCCGGCATTGCTTTCCTCTCGCGTAGTGTGAGTGTTCTCGTAGATCTGCGCTACGATGTCAGTGACGTGCTTAACGCCACGTACAAATCCCCGACGCTCATATGCGTCCGTTGGGGAGGAGAAGCCTATTAAGCTGCTCGTTGCCGTTTCCTGTAATAGCCGAGAAAGCTTGAGTAAGCTGGTCCATTCCCGGCTCTTGGCCAACGAATGGAGATCCGCCAACTCCTCCCTCGACAAGCCCAGGCTGAGTAGGTCCACCACTGAGCAAGTCCTCCAGTTCGGTTACGATCATGCGGTCGATGTTTCGCGTATCGAAACTCTCCAGAATCTGACGCATTGCTTCTGTAGCAGCACCCAACCCCTTCGTGAAAATGAGACGAAGCAGCTGAGGATCACCCAGAGGTTGTGCAAGACTTACCAATCCCTGATAATATGCCTGCAAGTGTACGGCGATCTGCTGCCAGTTCTGACGATCGAGAATCTTATTCTGAGTCTGTCCTGCTGTCTTGAGCTGAATCAGCAAGCCATCGCGAATATACTCCTGTGGCATCTCGAAGAACTGCTTAACGAGCCGCCCATTCTCGACCTGATTATAGTATGCTAGATTACGGGGGCCAAATTGCTGCACCACACAAGCGACCTCTGTGACGATTTCCTCCGCAAACTCACGGAAGTTACCATACACAAAGTCAAACTTCTTATTACCCTCCTGAATACGCGCAAGGTCAGACGTTGCTGTTCCAGGTGTGCCAACTTGTGGCATGCCAAGGATAGCCTCGTTAACACCTGAACGTTGCTGAGAGTAAATAAGCGTTGCTTGCTCGTTATTGTACGATGACGGGTAAACTTCACCCATCTGAATCGTACTAATGTGTGTCATGTCGTCCACAAACCACATCTTGCCGGGGAAGATCGGCTCACGAGGACCGTATCCCGACAACTTGTGAACGACAATCATACGCATATTCGCCAACGTAGCGTTGTCCAAACGCTGACGATGCTGCGTTGTTACCTCACGCTGGAACTGCTCGTTCTTTTTACAAATACCAATTCCCCGCCAACGATGCTCGACAGGGAAGTAAACGCCTGTGATATACGGACGACGTAGATTCTTGATCCAGTTATTGCGAATCGACATGATTGTACGTGAATCGCGGTGGTAATGTACCACGATTTCACGCAACTGACCAGAACCATCTACGTCAAACGGCAACCAAATTTCTACCCAGTTAATTCGATCTGGCCACACAGGACCAGTATTCTCGAGATTCTGCTGGTTTTCCTCAAACTTATTTCCGTCACTATCACCAGGCGCTGGACGTGTACTATCCAACCAACCTGCGAGTTTGGAATTGTTAATGTTTGGATCAGGGTCAGTACTTATGATAGTGCCGGGACGGAACATTCCGGCATCTTCCAACATCATAACTTCATACGGCGATCGACTATGCTCCTCACCACACCACTGAGCGGTTTGAGGATCAGTCGCACTGTGCGGCATAAGGAAACGAGAGTCTGGCACAGGATCAACTACTGCGCCATCCTTCGTAACTACTGGGAAAGTTTCCTCCTCGCCAGCAACTTCAACAATGCCGTACTTGATTTGCTTTTCGTAACCAACCTTAGCGATCATCGTACCGAACTTTTCTGCTTCAAGGAAGCAGCTATTCAGTACGCGTCGAATCTTGATGTTATGCTGTAGCTCGTAATCAAGGAAACGCTCGACATGCTTATCATGCTGTGCCCAAGCACCAGAAACAGCATGAGCCGACACGAATTGCGGCAGACCAAACATCATTGTCATCGTCCGCGCATGAATCGCTTCGATCGCAATCGCAGACAATGGGATGATGATTGTAGCTGCACCCTTAAATGGGAACGTAGCTTCACGATTGATAGGCGTGGCCCAATAATCCTTCTGCCAACGCATCAAATCATCAATATGTGCGCCACGCTCAGCATAATGCTGAGTTAGTTCTTCCTCTAAATAAGAGATTAATCTCTCCTCTGTGTCGCTGTCGAGATAAATCTCAGGAGGATAATCAGCCATTACTCTCTCAAATTCAGCTTAGTGGTTGGCTTAGTACTGGCACACTCAGCACTAAGCAGCCTTATCGGGCGGCCAACCCACTAACAATCCGGAACTTGTTGTCCCGCGCTCAGCCGTTCAAGAAATCAGCCATGTGTGCTTCCCGTCCGACTGCTTCCCGTTTTACGTTAAACGGTGTCAGAAACGAAAAGCGTCAATC